AACTGAAGTTGCCCTGAAAATGAAATTTTTTTGCACAACCGCAGAACTTTTCCGCAGGGCATCAGTCTTAATTAGTGCCACTGCTTTTCTTTGATGTCCCCATTTTGTGGAGCCCATCAACCCCGCCATTTCGGTTCAAGGTTGATGGGTTTTTTGTTGCCTGAAATTTAAGCTGTTTAAAATCATGATGTTAGAAACACTGTTTTTTAACGATGGCGACAAAATGGCGGCAGCGTCAAAGAGAGAGCGCCACCTGTCCTGATTTCATTGGATGCGGCTGAACCGGATTTGACTCTTTTGGCGTTGCAATCGAACGAACAAAAGTTTCATGGGTAACAAAAGTATGGCTGCAGTTAATGTTCTGGCACTGGTTGTAACGCTCTTTGGTCAATGAAGATACCTGAAAACTGCTGCGAGTATGGGCGGCACTTCCACACAGTGGGCAAATCATCATTTTTCGAGTTCTCCCCATTTTTGCTAAATTCACAATAATGATACCGCATTATTCCATTTTGCAAACTTAAAAGTTCTCCATTGCGAAGAATCATTCCATTTCGAAATCATCAATCCTCACTTCAAGCTCCAGACTGGTCGTAAAACCGTTATCCGGGCTGACGGTATGCGTCAGAGTCGTAATGGTCCATTCCGCATCATCTATCGGCTGTTTAAAGCCACTGACCTTCACAGGCATTTCTGTGTAGAGATCTGCCCGCCCTTCCGCCAGTTGTAGCGAGAATGATGCAACGCCGCGTTGCAGGCGTTCCCACTGCATTTTCGCTGCCCGTTCGGCGTTGCTCCGGTTGGCATAAGTGCGATTAAGTACCAGCACGTTTTCATCCGTACCCACCAGGTAATCGCCCTGCTTCGCTTCCGGCTCTTTCTTCTGCTTCTTAGTCCTGCGCTTACGCTTCACCGTGGTGCTTTCTTTCTTCGCGGGTTCGCGGGTATGCAACCAGCTGGCAATGACGCCCGTGTAAGCTCCGCGATCTGCCAGGGTAAAGCGGTGACTGTCGCCGTCCTTCCGTGTGATAGTGATCACCGGCAGTGGTTTACCAGTGGCGCTTTTGCCCTGCCCCTGCCGGATGAATAACAGATTGCCATTTTTCACCGACGCGATGGCACCGTACTGTCGCGCCAGCCGCATCAGAAAACTGCCGTCACTCTCATTAGTCTGGTCTATATGATCCACGGGTTTATCCGACAGGTCTTTACCCAGTGCCATCTTCAGTTTGTGACGCGCAGCTATTTCCTTCACCACTTCCCCGACGGTGGTCTTATGCCACGATTTTTCACGGCGGGTATTCAGCGTTTCCCGAAAATCAGCACTTCGCGCCCGGATAGTCAGGCGGTCCGGTGCGCCAGTGTGTTCAATCTCGTCCACCGTGAATGCCCCTTTCGGGAAAAGCGGCTGCCCCTTCCAGCCCAGCGCCAGCGTAATGACCGCACCACGGCGCGGCAGCACGATTTTTCCGTCGGCGTCGTCCAGCTCCAGATCAAGCTGGTCCGCTTCAAAGCCCCTATTGTCCGTCAACGTCAGACTCATCAGGCGATTATCCAGGACAGTAGTGATATCCCTGCCCTCAATACTGATGCTGAATGCGGGAGTTTTGTTGCCCTTGTTAAGCAGCTCAGAGCTGAAATTCACGACAGCAGCCCTCCCACCGTTTTACTGATATCGCTTAAAGCAGATGTTGCCGTTTCCTGCAGATTATTCAGTTGCGCACTGAGATCACCGAACATATCGGACAGGGATTCATCCACTCGTTTGAGCGACAGGGTGAACTCAATCCGGCGCGGCATACCGTCGCGGAAAAACTCCGTTTTAGTCTGATTCAGTCCCTCAATCACATACATGCCGTAAATCGTGCCGCTGCCTTCAATCAGGGGCCATGCTTTCCCCTGTTCTGCCATCTGCTCAAGTGCCAGCAACGACAGCCTGCCGCCTGTTATCTCCGGCATAAGAACACCGGAAAGCGTCAGCATGTCGTTGTCCGGTCCCAGAAACTGCGTGGACGGACGACGATTTACCCGGCTGTTAGCCGCATGTCGCCAGCTGCGTTGATACTGCAGTTCCTGATACGGCACGGTGCGCAGCATAAACACGTACAATCCCAGCACCATCATCATGCGTCGTATCCCCCCTGATCGCTGTAGTTACTCCTGGCTTTTGCCTTCAGCCTGCGTTCACGTTCATCAAGCTGGCGGGCCACCTCCCACGCAATATCCTGCGCACTTTGTCCTGGCTGCGTCTGAATGATGATCTGCGTCGGTGCCTCAATCCGTTGAACGGGCGGCACAGTGGCTGCACGACTCACCATCGCTTCGCCGCCTTTCGCGGGAAGTGCCAAAGGATGCAACGGTGGAAGCTCTGCAGGCGCGGCAGCAACGCCCATCATTCCGGCAACAACGGCAGCCAGTGCAGCTGTATTTCTCCGGCTGGTCACGTTTGCCGGGCCGTTAACAATTTCCGGCCCGTTTTCACCGACGATGCCAAACTGCCCGCGCGGGATATAGCCGCCGCTGTCATACATCCCCGCAAAGCCATATCCCCATGATGGAAAACCACCCGATGGCATCATCACTTTACCGTCTGCATTCACCGTCGCAGGTTGCTGACGCGTCACGCTTTCCGGCAGTTTCGCCTTTGCAGCCTCTTTACTGACAATGCCGAGTTTATCCAGCAACCAGGAAACGCCAGATTTCAGGGAGTCCAGCGGATGCATAACCATATTCAGCCCTTCCGCCAGTGCCTCCCCGAATCGTCGCCCCATTGCCGCTGCGCTCTGCAGTTCGGCAGAGGTCGACTTAACGGGCGTCAGCAGATCAGTAAACCAGCCCCACAGCGCCTGTACTTTGTCGCCAATCCACTGAAACACAGGCTTAAGTGGTTCAAATGCAGCACTGATGGGACCTGCCGCCGCTTTGAATCCCTCCACCACGCCATCGAGAAATGCGGTGATGGGTTGCCAGTATTTCCAGACAACCAGCGCCACGCCTGCCAGTGCAGTAACCACAAGACCTATCGGACTGAGCAGAGCACCTAACAGACCAGATATGGCATACAGGGCAACGCGCAGCATCGCCAGTGGACCAGATGCCAGTACTCGCAACACCGTGCCTGCGGCGGTCAGTCCACCGCGCAGTACCGCCAGAGGATTCATAAACATCACAGCAACAGCACGTAAACCGGATAATCCAGACCGCAAAAGTGCAACCGGCGCACCTGCTACAGTTTTCAGGACATTTCCCGTCAGTGATGCCGTGCGGCGCAAAGACGACAACGGCGCAGTAAGTAAACCCGCAGCATTGCCCGATGAAGCAAGCCCGCGTCGCAGCAGTGCCAGTGGTGCACCAGCCAGCCAGGACAACGCGTTGCTGGTTCGAGTTACTGCTGCCGTAACGGAAGGTAACGTTTTGATACCCAGCACAGAGAATCCCAGACGGATCACTGCCAGCGGCCCCAGCACTGCAGCCAGCGCCACCGCTAAGGAGCCTAGGCCTACGGTAACCGCAGCCACAACAGCCGCTACTTTCATCAGTGTGCCTGTCAGTTCCGGGTTAGCTTCCACCCAGCGACGCAACGCCCCCGTGATGCTTTTCACCGTGTACAGAATATCCATCAGCGGCTGGCGCAGCGTTTCGCCCAGGCTGCTGAAGGTGTTCTGCGCTCCGGTTTTGACCAGCAACCACTGAGCAGAAAGTGAGTCTTTGTTGATGTCGGATTCTTTCTGCATGGAACCGAGCGCATCATTGCCCGCTGTCAGTTTTAGCTGGCGCTGCAGTTCCGGAAGGTTGTTTGCCAGTTTCGCCGCGTCATCACCAAACTCTTTACCAAACAACATGGTCATGGCAGACAGACGCTTGTCCTGCGGCAGTGCGTTCACCTTCTCCAGCACACGCTGGATAGTTCCCATCGCATCCTTCGTCATCTGCTTTTCAATCACTTCAGGATTGAGTTTCAGCAGATTCATCCCTTCAAAGAAACTCTTGCTTTGCATGGTGGCAATGGACAATTCACGCACCATCGCGTTTGCTGCACTGGCTGCAACCTCTGGCGCAGCGCCCAGTGTCAGGAAGGTGGAACCCAGCGCCGCCGCTTTACGATAATCCAGACGATCAGCCACACCGCCCAGGCGTTGCATGACATCAATGATGTCTGCCCCTTTCGACATGGCGTTATCATCCAGATAGTTCAGCGCATCACCGAGCTGTTCAATATTGCGGGTAGGGATTTTGTAGAGCTGGGCGATTTTCCCCAGACTTTCTGACAGTTCATCCGCTGGCAGCTCAAAGGCTGTTGCCGCCTTTGCTGCCGTACTGGCGAAGGCCAGCAGGTCACGTTTCTGGTCTTCCCAGCTGTCGTCAGGGTTTGCAACGTTCATACGCGCACCACCTTCAACCAGTGCAGCGAAGTCCACCGCACCGTTTTCCATCGGCAACTGTTCGCTGGCAGCTTTGATGGCATCCTGCATTTCATAAAAACGTGCAGTGCGGATGCCATTATCGTCACGCAGACCATTGACCTGCTTTGCCACACCTTTCATGGCATCTTCCATGCTGGTATAGCTTTTTACTGCCGCCATCACTGGCGTCCCCATTGCCAGCCCTGCAGCCGTAGTAGTGGCTCCGGCTCCTGCGATGCGATCGCGCACCTCCAGCGAACGGGCATAACTGGCACGCGCTGCATTCATCCTGCGCTGAGCTTCCCCCAGTCGATTCAGCCGCGCCTCCTGTTTCGACAATTCCTGGTTATAACGTGATGTTTCACGGGCTAAACGGGCAGTTGCTCCCGCATCATCTTTCGCAGAAATTCCCGTCCGGTACAGTTCTGCACGCACAAGCGCCGTTTGCTTCTGCAAATATTTTTGTTGTTCTTCCAGGCGTTGGACTACCAGCGTTTGCCGACCTAAAGCCACAAGGTGCCGTTGTGATGGTTGTTCCATCGCTTCCAGCTCAGAACTAAGCAAATTTGCCTTCTGTCTGGCATAGTTCAGCCTGTCGCCTAACTTTTTGTTATCGGCCTGCAGCTTGCGAAATTTTTCCAGGCTGTTACCCGCCTGATTGAGTTGCTTTAATGCGTCACGGGAGTTTCTGATTGCGCCAGCCAGCTCTTTCGAACTGGCCTGTGCAGCACGGAATGGGCGGGTGAGTTTGTCAACCGCATTAAGAATGACCTGCAGGCGCAGGTTATTATCACTCATCGTTGGCCCCGCTTCTCTGAATCGCTTTATACCGCCATTCCAGCACTTCGGTCAGCGGCATAACGTCAGTAACGGATGGCGGCCAGTGAAAGATGGTGGCGATATCTGCCACCAGATCGTCAACCGTCAGGCTGTCGGTAAACCGGCAAGCACCGACTTCTTCAACAAAAAAGTGACAACCTCAACCGACATGGCAGTGAGATCTGCCGGGTCCATCTCTGCAATTTCCTGTGCAGTCAGTGCCGGACTGGAAATGCGGGGGATCACGGTCATCATCGCGTTCACATCCATATCCATAATGGCCTGCAGGCGTGTACCGCGCAGCGCACCGGACTGCGGTTTACGCAGCACAATTTCGGTAATTTCTGTTTTACCGCGCATGATGGGGGTATCCAGTTGAATGGTCTTTTCAGTCTGCTTATCGTTCATTTTGTTGTCCTGTAAATTGGGTTCTGGCGCGGTATCCCGCGCCGTTCAGATAGATCAGAGGCCGATGGCGTTGCGGTGCGCTTCCATCAGGTCCACACCGTCCACAATTTCCACCATGTTGATAAGGTCCACTTCATAGAGCACCTCACCATTGATGGTCAGCTTCGCGTAGCTGTTGGTACTGGTCACTTTGGTGGTGTTGCTTTCGCCCGTCTTCCACTCGCCGGAATCCACTTCTTTGTGACGTCCACGCACCACAAGCTCCACGGCCTGCACTTCTCCGGTATCGTCACGCTGGATAGAGCCGGTAAAGCGCAACTGGATGCCATCCACCGTGGCTTTGCCCATCTGCTTAAACAGCAGCAGTTCAGTACCACCAATGGAAAATTCTGTGTCCAGAGCACTGTCATCCAGTCCCAGATCCACATCCACTGCACCCGGCATTCCGCCGCCGCGATACTTCTCATATTTGCGGGTGAATTTCGGCAGCGTCAGCGACTCAACGATCCCCTGCCAGTTGTTCCCGTCGTTAAACAGGTTCAGGTGTTTTAATTTGCGTGGTAAAGCCATGTTGTCCCCTTACGCGCTGACCTGGCTGGAGAAATTCACCAGGTACTGATCGGTGATGCGCTGACGCAGCATCAGGTTTTCAAGTGGCGGCACTGGTGTGTAGTCGTAGTCGATGGTGAGTTTTCCAGCTTTCAGAGTGTCTTTGTCGTTCACCGACTCATCCAGCCAGCAATCGCCACCAATGAGATAGCCCTGACTGATCAGGCTGCGCATTTTGGCGCGGATACCTTCGATAATGTCGCGGGCCAGCGACGGATTCAGCGGTTTATCGACCGCCCACATTGGCGCTTCTGCCATCGTGTCCATCAGCACCTGCGCCGTGCGGGTGTAGTTTTCGAAGGCAAAGAGTGGGTCATCACTCAGGCAGCGGGAACCCCAGAAGCGGAAACCGTCTTTACGCACAAGCGTGGTGACGTCGTTCTGGTTCAGCAGACCTGCATCAGTTGCCGGGTCCTGCAGATCCCAGAACACATCAGCAGAAATTCCGGTGACACCGTTCACGCCCACGTTGGACAGGCTTTTGTGCCACCCTGTCTGCTCATCAATTTTGGCACGCAGACCAAGCGCACGGGCGGTGGCATATGCCGTTGCGTCGGCATTCAGCACCGTGTCCCAGCCAGTAAAGTCAGGCCAAATCAGCATCCCTTCACGCTGACTGAAGTTTTCACGGTAAGTGATCGCCTCCTGCACCGTCTTGCAGCCATACGCTGACAGGTAAGCAAACCCACGCAGGCTTTGCGCCACGCCCAGCAACTCAGTAGCAACGGCTTTATTATCGTGCCCCGGCACGCCGAGGATGCGCGGTTTAACACCGAGCTGTGACTGGGCAGATAACAGGGCTTTCATACCAGTTTTTTTACCTTCAGCAGTCACTGCGCCGATGATATTGGTCGTGGTTTCTTCTTCCGTTTCACCCTGCGGCACACGCACAACAACGGTCACGGGTTTTGCCTGGTCAGCGATGGCATCCAGCGAGCGGGCCAGCGTACCGGATTCACCCGCCTTACCGCTGGCAGTAAGCACATCAGTGATCAGCACGGGTTTATTAAGAGGGAACATTTTTGCATCGGCATCATCGCCCGTGCAGACCATGCCCACGATGGCGGTGCTCACCGTGGTAATGGATCGAGTGCCTTCGTTGACTTCAACAACGCGCACTCCGTGGTGGTAATCCTGAGCCATAGTGGCGAACCTCCTGATTGGATTAGGCTTCGCCCTATGTTGAAGTGATTGTGTCTGACAAGCAGCTAAGCGCAGTTGTACCGTTATTCACACAAAATGACGGTATTTATCTGCTTGCAGGGAAAACAGGCCAAATAATATCAGGTGCGGTGCTGGTATCTGTTGCCGTCACAGCCTCGATATAATCCAGCACAACGTTAAGTCGGGTAGTTTCCTCTTGCGTCAGTTTGCGCCCGGCCTGCAGCTTTAACTGAATCACGCTGATATTGGCCATTGCTGCGTCTAACAGCGACTGTTTTTTCTGTTCAGCGTCAGCTACCAGTTCATCATGAGAACGTTCCTGAGTGGGTGGTGCAGTAAATCCCCCTTCTGAATACCCCCAGCCGATTCCGGGCTGCTCACTGATATCAGAAATATTAATGAGCTGCTGATTATCCGGCACTGTGAATTCAGCCTCGCCATCCCAGACAATGACATTCACAACCATCCCATTTTCAATAACTGCATATGACGCATTCATTATGCAAACTCCTCGATAATACAAATCCCAGCGGCACCTTTCCCGCCTGTCATACTGGTTCCGCTATAACCGGCATCGTATGCGCCACCGCCACCTGAACCATATGCCTTACCACTAACACCACCGCCAGCGCCTGCGCGTCCACCGCCGCCCCAGTGCGATGTTCCGCCTTCACCGCTGACGCTGATATTTCCGGACTGACCGTCGCCTCCATTTCCACCAGTGATGCGGATATCGCCAGTACTCGGCACACCTCCGTTACCGCCGTTTGTGTTTGTAATTCCCACTTTCCCGCCACCTGCGCCACCAGGAGCAATTAACGATGCAAATACGCTATTCCCGCCACTGGTGCCGTTCGTCGCACTAACACCACCGGCCCCACCTGCGCCGATAGTGACTGGATAACTATTCTGTGTCGGGGTCATTATTGAAATTATTGTTCCACCGGCCCCACCGCCAGCACCGAAAAACGTTTCATTATTGGATATAGCCTTGCAGCCGCCCCCTCCGCCACCGCCGCCCGTTATTGTGACCCTGATCCGTTTTGTTCCTGGCGTCGGGGTGTACGTACCTGATGAGGTGAAAACCCGGGTATTCAGCCAGCGTCCAACGTATCCACTTGCATCGCTCAGACCAAGATATTGAATAACCGCCTGTGTGCTTGCTTTATCCAGAATATTCCGTCCAACGTTAGTCAGGGTTGTCAGGCTGGCTGTATCATTCCCCGTAAAATACGGAAGTTTGTCTGCCGCAGTGGCAAGGCCTGCCAGTGCGGTCAGTGTGGCGTCGGCAGGTTGTTTTCCATTGGCAAGGTCATATACAGCCTTCACAGCTTTTGGTGTGGCAGCCTGCGTTTCTGACGTGCTGTTAGTGGCGCTGCTGAGTTGCACAGTGCCTTTTACCGTCAGCGAGGCTGCAGGTACACCTGTTATCTGATTCCACGGGTGTGTGTGACTGGCGGATGCTTTACCTGCTGCAAGATCATATGCAGCCTTCACAGCCTTCGGTGTTGCGGCCAGTATTTCGGATTCACTGTTGGTCGCACTGCTTAACTGAGTAAAACCTTTTGCGGTCAGCGAGGCGTCCGGGTGACGTCGTGACTGTTCGTGCTCTGATATTTTGTCATCCACATACTTGCGGGTTGCCAGCACTACGGCAGGGTCAATTTTCAGGGTGATATTGTCCGTACTGCTGGTAATCAGCACCATGCGCACGGTCTGGGTGCGCCCGCTGCCTTCAGCCAGTTGCGGCTTATAGCTTTCCGGGCAGTTGCCCACGGCAATTAGTGCCCCGGATTCATCAAACAGGCCCACTTCACGTATCCACCAACCGCCCTCGTTTTCAGGGATCACCTGTTCAGCAATAATCTGGCTGCTGTTTTGCGGGTCGATATAAAGCATATTCAGCGCAGCCCGGCGTTTCTCATTTACCAGTGCCGTCTGCTTTGCGTCCGGCGTTGGCAATACTCCGCCGCCATCGCCCACCGCCATATGGGTAATTTTTAGCGGCACACCGAGCGCGGCGGCGCTGGCAAGTTTCGCCGCGCCAATATCCGTCAGCAGGGTATAAAATTTTGTGCTCATGGATTCACTCTCATTGTGTCAATAACATGGACCGCCCCGCCTTCATGCGCGGTGCCACCGGAAATAATCGTTTCGTTGATATACGGATAGATCGTGATTTCTTCGCCAAGATAGCTGGCGGCTCCCACCCAATACGGGCCGCTGGTCTGCAGATTGATGGACATGCCGATCATGTGGCGGCTACATGGTTTGGCATCGCTTATCAGTCGCTCAAGTTCCAGATAGGTATCTTCAGTGATGCCCTGGTCCTGCACGCCGATATCCAGGCGAAACGTGCCCGGTGCCTCTCCGGTTTGCCACCACTCAATAATGCGGATCAGAAAGCCGAACGGCTCCACCACCCGCCGCACGGCACTGGTGGTCCCTTTATGCTGATGAATATAAAAAGCATCCTTCACCACCTGGCGCTTGACGCTTTCTGTCCAGCCTTCGTCCCAGCGATCCACAGAGAACGCCCAGGCGAGATAAGGCAGGAAGCTGACCGGGCAGGTAGCCGGATTCCACAAGTCACGCAGCGGCACCTGCAGATCAGAAATCCCGCTGCACGTTTGCGCCAGTCGGCGCTCCAGTGAAGTTGACCCCGATGGCAGCAGACTATTCATCCGTTCCCCCGTTGGTCACGCTCCACTCCGTACATGATGCCGCCTGCGTTTTGTTCAAAACCACATCCGCCAGCGGCGAAGCCAGCTCCACACGCTGCACACCCTCAACATGCAGGGCGGCAAAGATGGCGCTACGGCGAATATCCCGACCAAGCCGCGTCTGACTGGCGATGTATTTCTGCAGGCTGGCTTTTGCCGCTGCCATTACCGGCTCTGCTTCCGGCCCCGGATAGAGAAAAATGGTGGCTTCCACGCGATACGGGATGATTTCTGCGCTGCGAACCGTCAGACGGTCAGCCACCGGGCGAACGTTCTCACTGTTCAGAGCTTTTTCCACCACGTCCAGCAGGTCTTTTTCTGCTGTTCCGTCGCCTTCACGGCTTAGGACCGTTAGCACCACCTCTGCAGGTGCCGGGCTGGTTGCACTGGCATCCGCCACCCGACCGTCGGCGCTTCGGGCATGAAATTCATAAGCTGCAGTTGGCCCCGCAACTGAAAGCCCTTCAAAGGCTGCAGGCACACGCAGGCGTAACGCTTCATCACTTTCCATCACAGCCGCGACGGGCGGCACAGCATCATTATCAGCAGGCGTCACCGTCAGGCGTTTCACGTTGTAGTTGGCAGCGATTTGGTCAAGGTCTCCGCCCATCGCGTAAGCCACCATCACCGCCTGCGCGGCTTCGTTAATGCGCTGGCGCAGAAGCAACTCACGGTAAGCGTTCTCCTGCAACAATTTGGTGACGGGTTCAGATTCCAGTTCCAGCGTACGGATCACTGCTTCCTGCTCATCTTTCGGATGAAGCGCCACAAATTCTGCCTTGCGTTCGGCAAGCAGCGTCTCAAAGTCCGGCACATCCACAATCTGCGGTGCAGGCAACTGCGAAAGGTCAATCACTGCCATTCTCTGCTCCTGTTGATACGGAAAGGGACACAGGCACACCGTTATTCCGCCGCCCTGTCAGCTCCACCACCATAGAACCGTCAAAGTTGCTGTTGATGGTGATGGAATCCAGCGTCAGCCGTGGCTCCCAGCGACTCAGCGCCACATACACTGCCGACATGACCTGCAGGCGTAATGCCGAATTTTGTGGCTGGTCTATCAGTGCCGACAGCAGGGAACCATATTCCCGACGGGCAATGCGGCTACCCTGCGGCGTCAGCAAAATGTCCCGCACCGACTGGCGCAGATGGTCAATATCAGTAATGGCTTTACCGCTGGTATTGTTCATCCCGCTATAAAGCGTCATACCGGGCCTCCGGTTGTATCGCCGCCTTTCAGGACGCCAGTATGCTGATGCGCATCAACCACGATCCCGTTAGAACTCATCGCTCCGCCGCCCTGAGTAACGCCACCATTGACCACCACTTCGCTGTTAATACGCGTGCACTCAGCCTCCAGCACAAACTCACTGGTTTTCAGGGTGATGTTATCGGCAGCCTCAATGACCATGGATTTGATGCCCCTGACATACCAGCGCCCGGTGGCAGGTTCGTATTCAAACCAGCCACCGTCAGGATGTTCTGTCACGCAGGCGTCCGCCGACGTCGACGGTGGTGCGAACTGATTCGAATAGATGGCGGGCAGCGCAAAAGCTGTTTCCAGATTACCGGCCAGACTCAGCAGTACCACCTGCTCACCTTCCGATGGTCGCCACCATGTCCGGGCATTCCCGGCACGCAGCGTCAGCCAGCTGATCCAGTTGGTTTCAAGGTCGCCCGTTTTCACCCGGCAAAGCCAGTTTGTCCTGTCCACTTCGGTGACTACCCCAGTGCGGATCAGGTTGGTGATAAGGCGCATGATTTCGGTTAATTGTGCGTTCATAGGGAAAGGTTGCCATCAGGGGAAGAAAGGCGGCAGTGCTGCAACTTGTATCAGTGCTGATACAAAAATCACCCCGCCAGCCATTGCAGAATCATGTCGCGGGTCATTGCCTCAACATCATCATTTACACCCAGAAGGCGACGCTCTGCGTAACGGGCCTCCGGTCCTTTGCGGCTGACGCGATCACGTAAGCCGTAGTGATGAACACGGGCAATGCGCTGTACCTTGCCTTCAAACTGCACGCTGGCAGAGTCGGCGCTGGCGGAAGTTTTCAGGTATTTTGTGGTGCGCAGCTTTGCAAACATCTGACGTTTGATACGGCCTTTTTTACTGCGTGCTGTTACCCGTCGCGGTTCATAACTGCTGCCATCTGGATTGCGCTGCATTCTGATATTTTGCTGCTGTGTCCGGCGTAGTTCCTGCGCCAGCTGGCGCATCATGCGGCTTCTTGCGGCTGGCTCCAGATTCGCCAGCAAGGCACTCAGCCAGTCGTCCACTTTCTGCAGTTCAGCCACGTTTCACCGTCCACATTTCTTCAGGTTCATCAGGTTCCGCTATAGCTTCAACGCTCGACACACTGCCGTCAGTGCTGACCAGCACACGCTCCGTCAGTTGCAGGTTGAGGCTGATATCACAGACATCGTTGCGCAGAATATCCACCTCAAAGGTGAATAGCTTTTCCCGTAACGCCGGGTTATTGATGGCATCGGGCTGGTTATCACGCAGCCACAGCAAAACCGGGGCCATCAGCAGATTCTGGTCGCCGCTGAAATCCTCAATCACCACGTTCAGGGTGTAGCGGTACTCCCATGACATGGAGCTGGCCCCCGTGGCAACCAGCGAACCGTTATCCACAAACAGATGCAGTTTGTCCGGGTTATTGCGGACATAAGGCACCGCTTTATTGAGGGCGTGGCGCAGGGATTGTGGTTTGTTCACTGTTTCGCTCCTGACACGCAATAATCATGTCCACTTTGTCTGCACAGACCGCCCAGGCGGCCTCCGTTTCATCCAGCAACGCATTCAGATCACCGTTAGTGCGTGGTGCTGCCTGCTCCAGCCGACACGGCGTCACTCGCGGACAACCACTGACGGTAAGCTGCACCTCCGGTGAGTGCCGGACGTTCCCGCAGCCGGATAATGTCAGCAGGCAAAGGAGTATCAGCCCAGTGGCGTAAATCCTCGTTCTCACGTTTCAGTTCCTCGATCCGGCGTTGTCGTTGTCTCAGCTGTGCGCTGGTCTGTTCTGCTTCGGCATAGAGCCGCGCCTGCTCCCGGTTATTGGTTTCAGTCAGAATGGACAGGCTGATAAGCTGGCTGTTGCTCTTTGCCAGTGCCTGGCTTTTGCTCTGCAGCTTGTTTGCCTGCGTGCTGATGGTCTGGCTGGCATCAGCCAGCCGCCACGTCTGCCAGCCCAGCGCCGCCAGTAATAACGCCAGCACAACCAGCAGCAACCGGTTCATGCTGCTACCTGTTGCGCCATCTGATTACGGGTGATCCAGAAGGCAATAACGGTCAGTAGATAAAAGACCAGGGTAATAGCCCACCCCGTCCATGCGAGACTTACAACAATCAGCAATCGCATCACCCAACTGATAAATACGTTTTCTTTTCGGGTAATTGTCTTCAGCAAAGATGCCCTTAACTCCTGCCAGAGCGGGCCATTCTGAATTAACGCAGCCAGTGCTACCGGAATTACCGCCCATGTCAGCAAACAGGCTACCCAAACGCCGGACGCTGCCAGTACCGGAAAGATCCCCTGCGGATACACCATTGCTGCGATTAACAGCGCCATCCATAACATCAGAAACAGTCCGCTGATTAATTTCTTTTTCATTTCAGTTTGCTCCCTGTAAACACCAGGCCATCTCCCGCGCACGGCGGTTATCCAGCCCCTGATTAAACACACCTTTTACATAAACCCAGCGCGGCAACTGTCGGCACGCATCCGCCCAGCGCCGCTGATTGAGCAATTTCACCAGCGTGGAGCTGCAGGCATTGCCCGTCCCCACGTTGAAGGCAAACGACACCGTAGCGTCATACACCTTCTGTGGTGGCTGTTGCTTCACACACCTTTCCAGTGCCCGCTCCACACGTAGCACGTTGGAGATCAGCCCTTCTGCTGCCTGTCGTTCCGTGATTGTTTTACCGGGAATGACGCCCGATGTATTACCAATGCCGTCGGTCCAGACACCCGCGCTGCACTGATACGGCTGCAGACGACAGCCTTCGTAATCGGCAATCAGTTTCAGCCCCTCCACTGAGGTGTGAAGCTGCTGAAAACCCGGCAGCGTGGCAGCAATAGCCAGCACGGCCCCGACAAGGCAGCGTTTAACGATTGATGGATTCATAGTCCTCCCGCGAGATCTGCCCGTCGCGCAGAAGCTGGTAGGCTTTGTGCTTGTAGTACCAGTTGATAGCCAGCATCAGCACACCAATCATCAGGCCGCCCAGCGTTGAGGCATCCTTGATGGACAAATCGCCCAGCCAGGCCAGCACGACGGCGATGCAATACGTGATAAAGGCGCTGATTCGCTCAAGCGTCATAATTCAGTCCCATAGCTGGACGGTCTGCACGGTGGTGGTGGTCGGAATGTCCGGCAGCTCCACCTGCAGCCCGTGAGGTAAAAAGGGGCCGTATTCGGCAAGCCCCGGATTTGCCTTCAGTACCTGCTCCGTGACACCCTGCGTGCGCCCGTAATGACGCCAGCAAAGCGCGTCCACCGTGTCATACTGATACGCACGCACTTTCATCAGATAAGCTCCACTGTGCAGTGCGGCGCATCCTGTACCCGGCTGATGGCCCAGCGGGCGTCACGCCACAAATCACCGCTTGCTTCCGCCTGTTCCTCGCCCCGCTTCACACCGGACGCCGTGGCGTCATAGTCCTGATAACGCTCATTGAGCATGGCGCGTGCCCAGCAGTAAACCGCGTTGAAATAGTGATGAATGCGCTCACTTTTGCCGTCCAGCTGTTCCGCCGGAACCTCAGCCAGCGACGCATACCCCAGCATCTGCTGACGTCTGCGAAACTCATACAGCTCTGCGTTGACCTCCGAAATTGCCGACAGCGCAACCTGCTTTAAACGCGGCTGCGTCACCGTGCCGTCAGTGCGCATGACACTGCGAAACTCCGACAAGTCCACATCAGGCCAGAACGGCGTATTTCTGATGATTTCCGCCTGTTCCGGTGCCTGTTCTGGCGCAACAAACTTCATGCTGCTTTCTCCTGAAATAAAGGGCGGTGGACGGGGGTTTGATGTGGCTGTGCCTTTCGCCACCCCGTGCCGCCCGTGCGCGGGGGCACGTTCTGTCAGCGGCTGTCATTGCGCAGTCTGCGCTCCAGCTGCTGTTTGTCTTTTTTCACGCCACAGCGGGGATCGAGCTGTAACGCATGGTTGAGATGATTAAGGGCGGAAGCCGGATTGCTTTCACTCAGGACAGCGCCAATCGCTTTATGCAGACGCGCCCGTGACTGGTCCGGCATATCCAGACCGTCTGTCAGCTCCAGCGTCTGCAGCAACAGATCGGCATCAAAGCCGGTGGCGGCAAGCATTGCGCTCTGCGCTGCATCTGCCATTTCCTCTGCCAGCACGGTCTGCACGTTGCGGTTACCCAGCGGCATCACCCAGCCATGACGCAGGGCATGACGCCCAATCTCCAGCGCCCCGGCATAATCTCCGGCATCAATGCGCCACAGCATCACGTACATCAGCACGTCATCCTGTTGAGCGCCTCCGGCAGCCAGGACGCCCTCCGCCCAGGCGGCATATTTCGGCAGCAGCTCCACCTTGATTTCCGCTTTTTTCACCGTGGACTGAACGCCCTTGAGACGGTGGCGGTCTTCCGCCAGTTGCAGCAGCATCAGGTCATAACCGGACGCGTGGCGAACACTGCCGCCCTCACGGGCGGCCTGTTCAGCCTGAACGCGCAGGCGATGCTGCCGTGCGGGACTCAGGCTCATGGTTTATGCTCCGGCTTCTACGGCGACGCTGAAGTCGCCAATCTGGATGTTTTCCACCAGTGCTGCGCAGCGGTAGTCCTCAACCACATAGGCTTCGTTAACGGATTCAAAGTTTTCAATCCGGTCACGTTTCGGGTTGTCGATAACTGAACGGCGGCGGGTGTCTTCCTGCCAGTAGATGGACAGGTTATCCAGACGGGTGATCAGCAGCGCATTCGGCGGGAAGAACGGCGCACGCACGGCCTGCAGGCCACCCATGCGTTTCTGGCTGATGATCATATCGGCAGCCAGTTTTTCACTGTTTTCCTGCTCTTTGTTGACCAGCGGGAAATACTTATCAGACAACAGTTCACGACCGCAAATCACCACCAGATCGTCATCGTCCTGGTAGACCACGTCGATAAGCTCATTAACGGCATCCATCACCACGGCGTCCAGGTTGGCATATTCGCCACCTTTACCTACTTTCACCGCGCCCGGTGTGGTTTCACCGCCCGTGGTGGTGCTGCCCATGACGTGATCCGGTGCATCCTCACGGATTTTCTGTAGCCAGCCTTTATTCACATCCTGCAGCAGCGGGTTTTCGCTGCGGTTGGAGGTTTTCGCACGCTTCACGCCGTTAAAGCCGATCATGATGCGGTCCAGTGCCTGACGTTTCACGATGGCGTCACGGATACGCACCTGGAAATCCTGAAACTTCGCCCACAGGTCCAGCTTCGCGTAGGTCAGCACCGTGTCAAAGTTGGTCTGCTCGCATTTATATTCCACATCGACCATCAGCGTCGGATCGACAGGCTCACGCTCTTTTGCGGTGGTATCAGTGGTTCCGGCAATGGTGCTGCCAACACCCAGCCCCAGCAACTGACCAGACTGCTCAGTCACTGGCGTGACGTTAATCAGCGTCAGGAATGCGGCGGACTGCTGGATCTGGTCTTCCAGCGTCTGCTGCACAGACGGCTCTACAGTAAACTTGCTGGACAGTTCTTCAACTGCCACACCGTTCAGACGCGCCAGCTGCTGCAGGTAAGCGTTAAAAGCAAAGCGGGTATTCTTCTTCATCAGGTTTTGTGCTCCATCAGCAATTGGTCAGAGTGTCAGCGGGGGCGTTACCGCCTGTTGCACGCTGGCGGTAGTCCTGGCGGCTGTCTTCATGGCTCAGCTTGTCCACCAGTTCGTTAAAGGCGGTCTGCTGTCCCTGCAGAGCAATCTCCAGCTCAGACAGGCGTTCTTCCTGCTCAGACAGGGATTTTTCGGTGCGTGCGCTCAGGTTCTGCTGCTCAGTGGCAACCAGCTCCACGGCCTTATGCACATCAGAGAATCGGGCGTCATCGGACTGCTCTTTTTTGGTGAACAGCGCCGTGACACGGGCAAACAGGGACGGTTTGTCATCCTGGATTTCTTCCAGTTCGATCACCGTTTCCTCTGCAGCGGTAAAGAGATTGGCAGGATTCTGCTTGCGGTTTGCCAGCGGGTTATGGGCTGCACTGGCGGTGAATGTCAGCATTTCAGTGCCCAGACTGGCAGGGTCATCAGTGGCAGCCAAGCCGACCAGGTAGGCTTTGCCCGTATCAGCAAACTTCGGGCTGACTTCCATAGAGGTGAATAATTTCTGGCCTTTTTTCACCAGTTCCACCAGGGATTCCGTTGGCTCAACGTCGGCATACAGCGCCATCTTGCCTGCCAACGGACCTTCCGTGATTTCTTCAGCAAACAGCGCCGTCACCTTGCCGTAGCGGTTAAAGGTGCTGTCCGGCAGATAAGACTTGATGTGCTCAAGGTTAATCAGCGCGGTATACACCGCCGGGTTGTAGCTGGCTGCCATCTGTTCCAGCCATTCACGCTGGATTTCACGTCCGTCGGTAGTGGCACCTTCCACCCCGATGCGAAAACGCTTTGCTTTCACTGTCATGAGCCGTGCTCCGTTAGAAAAAACTTACTGGAGCCTTATGGTTGCGGTGATGAGGGCAGTGAAACAATGCGCGGTATTTGTACCGACAACCACACAAACCGCAGGCGGGGAAAGCCTTCATTCAAGACTGTAGGTTTGTGCCATGAACACCACACTGACACCCGCAGATCTCGATCCCCGTCGGCAGGCCATGCTGCTGTACTTTCAGGGATACCGCGTAGCCCGCATTGCTGAAATGCTGGGCGAGAAAGTTGCAACCGTTCACAGCTGGAAAAAACGCGACAAGTGGGGTGACTATGGGCCGCTGGATCAGATGCAGCTCACCACCGCCGCACGCTACTGCCAGCTCATTATGAAGGAGCACAAAGAAGGGAAAGATTTCAAAGAGATTGACCTGCTGGCGCGCCAGTCGGAGCGCCATGCGCGGATCGGCAAGTTTAACAATGGCGGCAACGAAGCCGACTTAAACCCTAACGTCGCCAACCGCAACAAAGGCCCGCGCCGTCAGCCGGAAAAGAACGTTTTCACCGATGAACAGATTGAGAAGCTGGAAGAAATCTTCCATTCCTCCATGTTCAACTACCAGCGCCACTGGTGGGAAGCCGGAAAAACCAACCGCATCCGCAACCTGCTGAAGTCACGCCAGATCGGCGCGACCTTTTACTTTGCCCGTGAAGCCCTGATTGACGCCCTGCTTACCGGACGTAACCAGATTTTCCTTTCCGCCAGCAAGGCACAGGCCCACGTCTTTAAGCAGTACATCATCGACTTCGCCAAAGAAGTGGATGTGGAACTGAAAGGCGATCCGATGGTGCTTCCCAACGGGGCCACGCTTTACTTCCTCGGCACCAATGCCCGCACGGCCCAGAGTTACCACGGCAACCTGTATCTGGATGAATATTTCTGGATACCGAAATTCCAGGAGCTGCGCAAAGTGGCTTCCGGTATGGCTATTCACAAAAAATGGCGACAGACCTATTTTTCCACGCCATCCAGTCTGACACACAGTGCTTATCCGTTCTGGTCCGGTGCGCTGTTCAACCGTGGGCGCAACAAAGCCGATAAGGTGGACATCGACCTGTCCCACAGCAATCTGGCCCCCGGCCTGCTGTGCGCAGACGGGCAATACCGCCAGATAGTCACCGTGGAAGATGCGGTGCGCGGCGGCTGCAACCTGTTCGACCTTGACCAGTTGCGCATGGAGTACAGCCCGGACGAATACCAGAACCTGCTGATGTGCGAGTTCGTGGACGATCTCGCGTCCGTGTTCCCGCTCAGCGAGCTGCAGGCGTGCATGGTGGACAGCTGGGAAGTCTGGACCGACTTTCATGCACTGGCACTGCGCCCGTTTGGCTGGCGCGAAGTGTGGATCGGTTATGACCCGGCGAAAGGTACGCAGAACGGCGACAGTGCCGGATGCGTGGTGGTGGCACCGCCAGCCGTGCCGGGCGGCAAGTTCCGCATTCTTGAGCGTCACCAGTGGCGCGGGATGGACTTTCGCGCCCAGGCTGACGCCATCAAAAAACTGACCGAACAGTACAACGTGACCTATATCGGCATCGACTCAACCGGCGTTGGTCACGGGGTTTACGAGAACGTGAAAGTGTTTTTTCCTGCCGTCCGGGAGTTTGTCTACAACCCCAACGTCAAAAACGCCCTGGTACTCAAGGCCTACGACATTATCAGCCACCGCCGTCTGGAGTTTGACGCCGGACACACCGACATAGCGCAGTCATTTATGGCAATCCGTCGCGCCACCACCGCCAGTGGCAACCGCCCGACCTATGAAGCCAGCCGCAGCGAAGAAGCCAGCCACGCCGATCTGGCCTGGGCAACAATGCACGCACTGTTTAATGAACCGCTGCAGGGCGAGTCCGCCAATACCAGCAATATTGTGGAGATTTTTTGATGGGAAAGAGTAAGAAAAACCGCGCTGCGGCGACGAATCAGCTCAAGCATAAAAGCCAAACTTCAGCCGAAGCATTCAGCTTTGGCGATCCCGTTCCTGTTCTGGACCGCCGTGAACTGCTGGACTATGTGGAATGCGTACAGATGGATCGCTGGTATGAGCCGCCCGTCAGCTTTGACGGACTGGCACGAACCTTCCGCGCCGCCGTGCATCACAGCTCACCAATTGCGGTGAAATGCAACATTCTGACCAGTACCTACATCCCTCACCCGCTGCTCAGCCAGCAGGCTTTTTCACGTTTTGTGCAGGACTATCTGGTATTTGGTAACGCCTACCTGGAGAAACGCACGAACCGCTTCGGTGAAGTTATCGCCCTTGAGCCTGCTCTGGCAAAATACACCCGACGCGGGTTAGATCTGGATACCTACTGGTTTGTGCAATACGGTATGACAACCCAGCCGTATCAGTTCACGAAAGGCAGCATTTTTCATCTGATGGAACCTGACATCAACCAGGAGATCTACGGCCTACCAGGTTATCTTTCTGCCATTCCGTCAGCCCTGCTCAACGAGTCCGCCACGCTGTTCCGCCGGAAGTATTACATTAACGGCAGCCATGCAGGCTTCATCATGTACATGACCGATGCCGCGCAGAACCAGGAGGATGTGAACAACCTCCGCAATGCGATGAAAAGCGCCAAAGGCCCTGGCAACTTCCGCAACCTGTTTATGTACTCGCCTAACGGCAAAAAGGACGGGCTTCAAATCATCCCGTTGTCAGAAGTCGCGGCGAAGGATGAATTTCTGAACATCAAGAACGTCAGCCGTGATGACATGATGGCGGCACACCGCGTACCGCCTCAGATGATGGGAATTTTGCCGAATAATGTTGGGGGTTTTGGTGATGTGGAGAAGGCGAGCTGCGTCTTCGTAAGAAATGAACTATTACCACTTCAAAAAAGATTCATGGAAATAAACAGATGGCTTGGTCATGAAATTATAAATTTTGAAATATATACATTATAAAACCCAACGGCATCACAATGATGCCGTTATGAACGAATTAATATTCAAAATTATTTTCTTCAATAGAGAACTCAATCCCTCGGGATAACTTATCAATATTCACATCAAATGCGATATCTGTTAATTCACCATCCTCGATTTCATACATAACTTCAATTTCAACATCGAAACTAATCTCTTGAACTTCAGTTCGTGTGGTTGTCTCCATTGGAATCATTACTTTATCTTCGCTATCCCAATACCCATTATTAAAGTCTGGACCAGAAACAGTAACTTCAAAATCTACAGAAACAGAGAAGGTCGCTAGACAATAATTATTGCTAATCTTAATTATTGATGGTTCAAAGTCATCAATATTGACGACTTCAAATGAATCCAATTCAGCGTCTTCCCAAGTTGAAACGTTATATCCATCGGCATCATTGAGTTGGGCAATTACGTCCGCTCTTATGTCTTCACGTTTGCTTTCGATAAACTGCATCAATTTATTACTTAATTCGTTTGTATGCGTATTGTATTCACCTAGAAACTTATCAAGTGAATCAATTTGATGAAGATTGTTTTTACCATCACAATAATTTTTTAAGTCACTATCCTCAGAAATGATATACACATCTTCATCATTAACAAATCGCTCTACCGCAGCTAAAGTGATTGCATCAGGAAACTCACTTTTTTTCTTATTTTGCCCAAATGGTGGTTCTTTGCCAAAGTATTTATCTAAAACCTCATTAAGATCTATCACTTCTATTGTAGCTAATTTGGCGTGACATCCTTTCAAAAAATCATCAAAAACTTTTTGTGCTGCTTCGTGAATTTCATGTTCGTTAAATTGCTGAAAAAAACCATGGAGCGGTCCATTATCAATACTATTCAAAAGCCTAGCTTTTCTTTGTACTGTGTTTATAGCCTGCAGAGCATCCTTTATTGATTCCTCTATTTTACCTTTTACTTCTCTCTCTACAACTGTAGTTGTAATTAAGACTAAATCACCTTTCGCACATAATTCATGGAAAGCTTTAAATGCTACCCCCTCAAAATGAAGACCAGCCTTTACGTACGTTTGTGTGTCAATAAATACCTTATTTGTTTTAAGCATACTAATCCTAATAAGTTTTAAGATCCGCTACAATTTTTTATGTTTATTTTTTATCAATAATCATACGTAGTTAAGATTATCCATGTCGAAAAATTAAATCAACTTCAATTTATCCTTAAGTGCGCGCTCGTATCCCCGCCACGCCTGCCCGCTTTATGTAGTGGTTTTCATGCACCTGCATGATCTACGCAAAAGCCCGCCAGTTCTGGCAGGCCTTAGCAAAAACAATCCTCAAACGATCATGCGATCTCATGCGGCATAGACATGCACCACAGAGCTAACGCCTCGCACAGCTCGTTGTTCAACCTTGCTGACGCCAGAAGCAAGTTCAGACGCCAGCAACGTTTCTTAATGCAGCCAGCTGTCGTCTTCCCACACCTTCTGCATAATTTTCATCACTTGTTTTCTTTCTTCGTCCAGTTGCAGTCCGGTCAGTTCCACACCGTTAGAGCTACCTTTGCGGATACGAATTACCGTTTTGGGATACAGGGGGCGCAGATTGCGGTAAAGCTCGGATTCAAGGGCGTCCAGTGTAGACTGGCTAATCTTCTGCTCTTTATCGATCATTATTTCAATGCGCATAAAAGTCACCTCAGCTGATGACATCCATTGAGCGGTTGTATTCGTGGGTTCTGATTTTTGCCATGAGTTCATCTGTCAGTTCAGAAACCCACTGCAGAGCCAGCCCCTTCTCTTCATCACTACACTCACTAGCCGCTACAAGCTTAAGAAAAAAATCAATGCGCTGGAGCTTCAAAGACTCCAAAAAATAGTCCTGCATCTTTCCTCCTATGACACCAAAGCAATACTGTATACATAACCACTGTTTATATTTACAGTATATAATAATCTTACTGATGTAAAACGTTTTTTTACGTTCATCAGCCTGATATGCCTGGTATTATTAAGAGCACGAATTGTTAACCCGCGTAATTAATACAGATCCCGCCACTTATCATCTTCCTGCAAACGCTGGTTCCGATAGAAGATACGCAGGCCTGCTCCTGACGGAATACTGCCGCCGCGAAGGAGTAAATCGACCTCTTTCTCGCTACCATCAAATCCTCTGGACTTCAGCTCATAGACGAGCTGCTGACGCTGATACTCTGTAATTCGCTGTTTGTAGTCTTTACGCCGTTTCGGTTTAACCAGGCGTAATCTTTCTGCCAGTTCCCGGCGCTCTTTTTTGCTCATTCTGTGCAGGTAATCGTGCAACTCCTTGTCATCCATGCGGGTGATATCCGTTCTGGTATCCCCATCAGCTGATTTGTCTTTCCCTTGTTGGTTCAAATTTTCAGCAAGGGGACAGTTATTGCCACGAGTCCAAGGGGCGCAAGCGCCCTGGTCGGCTGCCGCCTCCTGAACGTCAACGGCCTTACGAACCATTTTCCACTTCACTGCATGAGTGCAGATCTTGCCCTCTGCAATGGGTGACCAGATGCCATAAATACGAATACCGTGATCGCCATAGGCGGTTGGCTCTTCGTTGATTTCATAAGCGGTTCTGATGAGGTGATATTTGCGGGGAACCAGTACGCCGCCCTGCTTCATGATGTAGGTGGCAAAACAACCAGCATCAGCAGCAGCCAGAATGGCATCAAGACGCGGGTTATCCAGTACCGGCGCACCTGCTTTTTTGTCACCCTGTTGCCTTGCCGCCTGACCAGCCAGCAAGCGAAGTTCACGGTAAGCCTGACGTCCCGGAATACCAAAGAAGCGGAATTGCTGAACACGATGCAGAGACGCCCAGGCATTAACGTATTCAGCGTTATCACGCAGGGATTTACCCGTTTCCTTGCTGATCTCGCCAGCCAGACCACGCCCGTCAATGTTCTTACTGATGTATTTCGCGATGTAGCTTGTCGGCGTTCCTTTGCGCGGGTTTATCAGCTCAGATTTAAAGCGTGGACCAGTGTTATTACCCAGTTCCTCGCGGTCTTCACGGATGGCAAACTTACGCAACAATGCAGTAATGGCGCGGCGGTCTTTTTTGCGCATGAAACACAACAGGTGCCAGTGAACTGTACCGTCATGATGCGGCTCAGCCACCCGCACGCCATACCAGCGCAACCCGGCTTTGTGCATCGCCTTACGAAATGCAGCAAACATGCCGACCAGATAATCGCTGCTTTGTCTTACCGTCGCATTTGTCCAGGTTGGGTTTGGTCTGCCGTTATTGAGCGTGGAATGGAAACGTGACGGACAGGTAATGGTGTAGAAAACGGCGCAGTCACCGCGCATTTCCGCGATAAGCTCCAGACCTTTAACACAGGCCATCATCTCATTGCGGCGGTGCGCCGGGTTGCTGCTGCTGGCGTTTACCACGTCTTCCATATCCAGCGTGTCGCCCTCTTCGTTCACCAGTTCATGAGAACGGAAAAACTCCAGTGACTTGCGGCGCTGCTCACGTTTATGCATCACGGCTTCATAGCTGACATAGGGAGATGCTTTTTTGCTGACCAGGCAGACAGCACGCAACTGCTCTTCCCGCCATTCGCAACGCATTTTCCATAATTTCCGGTACCACCAGTCGGCGCACAACATACGCGCCAGCGAACCCGGAATGAGTTCATAGGGCACGGGTTTACGGCGGTTTCTTTTCCGACGGAGTTGCTCAAACGCAGGCGGGATGACATCCAGACGCAGGGTTTCCGCTGCCACCTTTTCCCATGTCTTGCGGATTTCTTCTGGCTTAACGTCATCGGTGGCATACAAATCACCACAAGCTGCATCAAGGCACATGCTCATATGCGCAGCGACAAGGGTAGACAGGCGTTTCACCTGATCCTGACTCATTTCAGGCAGAATCAGCAGGCCGTCCAGCCCTACATGGCTTGCCATAAAACGAAAAGATGCAGATAGCTGGCTGTCGCGTACATGCTCCAGTCGTTCCAGACATGGCTTAATCGTCTCACGTAAATAGCGGGAATAAGCCTTTGGCCTGCCCAGGCTGCTGAAGTATTCAATACGTTGCATCAGCGGCTTGCTGATATGGGAGGGCTGGGCGCTGACGTCTGCCAGAATGACCATGTCCGGGTTAAAACGCTGCTGCTCATGCGCCAACTTTGCCCGGCTAATGAGCTTATCCTGCTCTATTTCGCGTTGGACAGGATCACGGGATTCATTAAAGAAATAACGCTCCCAGACCTGATCACTCAGTGCCTCGCGGCGCAGTTGTTCCTGCTCGTTATCGGCAGCGTACAGAGTGATCAGGTTTGAAAGCGCAGAAACCGGCGCAACTTCCGCCGGGTCCAGATAAGGGTTAATGGCCTTTTTCGGGCTGTTCCATGAGAACGATGCGGCAGCCTCGTTAAAGCCGCAGCAGTTGCTCATATCGGCATGGCTCATGCACGTACTCCGTACACGGCAGAACTATCCACGCCACGCGAATAATCAAATCCCACCCAGCAGCGCGGCCCGGAAACAGCAATGATTTCTGTTGCTGATTTACTCTCACCAGCTGCTGCGCCGATGCTGCGTTTTACCTTGATATAGTGGTGAGTAAAATTGCGATACAGCGAACGGATCAGGGATGTGTCACTGTTAGAAACAATGACCGGATGTCCTTCTGATGACCGATGTTCAAGAACGGATGCCAGGTGATACTGGTCATCTTCAGTAAAGCCGTCAGCGTGATAGCCGGAAAACGTACCGTCATAAGGCGGATCGCAATACACCACATCCCCCGCCTTCAACATCGCCAGCGTTTCATCAAAGCTGGCGCAGATAAACGTTGCTCGCTGGGCTTTTTCTGCAAAAGCGCGAATTTCTTTTTCAGGGAAATACGGATTTTTATAATTACCGTAGGGAATGTTGAAATGCCCGCTCTTGTTATAGCGACATAACCCACGGTAACCGTGACGATTGAGATACAGGAAATATACCGCTTTCATGAAATCAGTAATTTCAGTTGAGTAATTAAACTCCTGCCTTATGTTGTAATAAGCCACCTCCCTGTTTGCGATCTCAAATAAAACTTTGGCGCGAGATATAAACGATTCACAATCAGCGGCAACCTTTTTATAGAGGTTGATTAAATCAGGATTAATATCCGCAACCAGATAGCAGGGATAATCCGTCTCCATCATCACAGCACAGGAACCCGCGAAAGGTTCAACTAGTCGCGGACCAGCAGGAAGATGTTTTTTCAGTTCGGACATTACGGCGGTTTTATTTCCCGCCCATTTCAGGATGGTGCTCATACAGCACCCCCGTTGTAATGTTTGCTTTTCAGCTCTGCGATTTCCTGACAGGTAATGCAAAGCTGCACACCCGGAATGGCACGGCGGCGTGCTGGCGGAATTGGCGCTTCACACTCAACGCAAAGCACGCGGGACACGCCCGGCGTTTTGGCACGGGCAGCACGGATATGGCGCTGGCGTTCTTCTTCAACGCGCTGCTGTACGAGATCCATTGCATCAGCCATTAGTGGATCTCCTGCGCTTCGTTCTGGATTGCTTCAGCAGTCACACGCAGCAGTTCTGCCGCTTCCACGTGGTTTAGCTGACGGGATGAGATATGACACGCCAGGCTATCAAGGCGAGCTGCCATTGCTTCAGCCCTTGCCCGGCGTTCTTCCAGACGAGCCTCTGTCAGTAAAATATTAAGCCCTGCGTCATCCGGTCCGGTTTTAGTCGTGAGGGTTTCAATATTACGCATAATCAATTCTCCTGAATTTAGATAAAGGGATGCCCGGCGGGTTTACGCCATTAATTTCATTAGTTGGTTAATTCGGCATGGTTAGCCGTCTGGGAAATAAGCTCACCACTGCACGAAAATGATTCATTGCTTTAATCAGCTCCCGCTTTTCGTCAGTGGTCAGCTCATTAATGCTGATGCTATGACGTTCAGCTGGAATTTTTGCCATAAAGAATATGGCAGCCAGTGCCCGTTTATTTTGTTCATTATTGATATCCCGTGGATCACGCATATCTTTAATAAACCGCTCAAGCTCTGACTCAATATTCAGGCCAAAAACTTTCGCCCTTAACTCCGCAATGTGATTAAGTCCATTCAGGCGTTCACCGGGGCTTAATGGAACAGTTGCTGCAGCGCCATTAATTGCCATACTTCATATCCCCCAAACGCAGCTATCGTTCTTTGTTCTTACGGTAACGCTCAAGAGGAGATACATTTTTTCGTATCGTCTCTTTAACCTGCTCTCCCCGTAAAAACGTCCCATCCTTTAACGCGAAAAAGTAACTGCCATCGCCCGACAATGACGGATAGCAACAGAGCAAATCATCTTCAGGTACTGAATAACTCTCCCCTCTGTAACGAAACTGATAAACCACTTCACTTTCTGCCGCATACATTTGGACTTTCTCCGTTTCCTCGTGGTCAATTCAGACAGCAATTCATCTTGTGAATGACATGGATGCCAGCGTTTTCCATCCTCACCCGTGATCCAGCCGTGACCGTAGTGCATTGCCGGGCTTTGTTTTACCAGCAGCGATGCAAATGATGGTTCTTTCGTCAGCATAAGCACCTCACAGCAAACCGAATGAAGCACCGAGGCCAGTCACGGTATCAACTGCACTCGCCATCGCAGGGTTAGCCTGTAAACGGGCCTGCAATGAAACAGCAGCCAACGCCATCAGTCGTGTTACAGAGTTAATGCTGCTGATAGCATCACGACGACCTGCACTGGTTTTTACATCGCCAGATACCGCACCTGCAGCAACACGCCCGATCTCTGCGGTTGCACTCATGACGTAATGTGGCAGTTTCTCTTTTGCCACCTCATTAATTGGTACGCATGGCAGGCAGTGAATCTGTGCCAGAAAACCATCTACCAACGTTGAATCTTCAGTCAGATCGGTAAGCAGCCAGATTTCTGGTGCGGTTAATAAATGAGGTTGAGCTGGATTCAGCTTGTTCCGCAGAATCTGCACATTCATACCTGCACGTTCTGCCAGTTGCACCAAGTTGTGGCGCAATGCAAATGCACGACAGGCTTCATCAAAATGTGGATGTTTGGAAACTTGGTAATCAAACATAGTCGACACTCCTGATACATCCCAAAATGGAACTAGTTGAATACAACATTGCAATCAGTAAGTGCATCAACGGTAAGAGCAGCAAGGTTGATCATTACCTTTTCTCTTTTCTTGTCTTTCCGAAGGCGATGGCGAGGGATACGACCATCTGCCAGCATATCGTTGATGGTGTCGATAGAAAGACCAGTAAGTTCGCTATAACGCTCAATTGTGACGTGTGGCGTATTCAGAGTTATTGAAATGTTAGGGGTCATGATGCAACATCTCCTATTGGCTTGTGGTGAGCCGGTATTAATCGTGACAAAACATCACAAAACGGAGAATAGGTTCACATAAAGAATATGTCAACTCAAAAAATCACATTTCGCCATATTGAAGATAGTCTGAAAGCTATGGTCATGCAGAATCGTGGAGGGCAAAAAGTCATTGAGAGGATACTCAAGGCCTATGGTTTCAAATCACGCCAAGCCTTCTGTAAGCATCTTGGTATTTCACAAAGCACAATGGCTAATAGATATGCACGCGATACCTTCCCTGCTGATTGGGTTGTTATATGTTCAATGGAAACTGGCGCATCCCTAGAATGGCTGGCCTTTGGTTCTAACAATGCAGAAGAAAGTTTCCCCCCTTATGTGGAACAACATGATGAAACAGTCCCACATGAGGGGTTTAACAGCAACGCTCATCAATCATCCTTTAAGCGCCGCATTGAGAATCACATTGAGCTTACTAACGGAGGAAAAGCCACGATAGAGAGGATTGTTAATGCTTACGGGTTTAAAACCCGCCAAGCCTTAGCCGACCACCTTGGTATTTCAAAAAGCACATTAGCCACACGATACATGCGAGATTCTTTCCCTGCGGATTGGGTGATTAAATGCGCATTAGAAACCAAAGCGGATCTCGCCTGGCTAGTTACAGGAATCGAAACACCAAATAGTTCACAAGAAGAAAACACTGTAATTTTAAATAAGTTCAATTTGGTCAATGGCGTGCTTGTCGAGTCAGGTTTTTTATCCATGGATCGGTGTCTACTTCCGAAGCAAGAAACTAGCAGCTTGATGTTTGTAAGCAATGGAGAAAAACATGTCATATGTGATAAAGAATTTCACCTAATTAGAGATGGAAAATGGTTAGTAGGAATTGACAATGAGTTATCTTTAAAAGAGTTAACTCGCTTACCTAAGAACAAAATTCTTGTTTCTGGTGGGAGTAAGGATTTTGAGTGTTCCATTGAGGATATTCAAATTATAGCCAGCATTATCTTAACAATACAATAACATTGCAGACATTACTTTTAAATACTTACTGGAGGAGTCTAAAATGAATCATCATCTTTCAAAGATTTCTATAAAAAACTTTAGATCTTGCAAAGATATTGATATCAATTTTTCTTCATTCACGCCTTTAATCGGTTACAACAATGCTGGTAAGTCAACGATTTTAAATGCTATTGAATGGCTTTTTAAGAAAAAACTTTTGTCCTCTGATGATTATACTAATCCAGATAACCCTATAGAAGTTATAGGTACAGTTAAGGGTATTACTGAAGATATTTTGTCAGCTTTAACAGAAGAAAACAGAACTAGAATTTCACCCTACATTATTGATGGGGTATTGATATTTAAGCGTCAACAGCCTGTTGGTGCTCAAAGTGCAAAAGACGTCAGATTATTAATTAAAAACCCAGAAAATAACGAATTCAGGACATCACCAACGGGTATTGAGAATGCGATAAAAGCTTTATTTCCAGACCCAATACGTATAGGTGCAATGGAAAATGCAGCGGATGATTCTTCAAAATCAAAAACAGGAACTACAATAGGTAAGTTGCTGGCAGAATTGAGTTGCAAAATAGAAGAGAAGCACACTCAAAGGATACTAAGCCATTTAAATGCCGTTAATAGAAGAATGACTGCAACCGGTAATAAACGAATATCGGACCTCAATGATATTGATGATTCAATAAGTAGTAAAGTTGCTGATTTCTTCCCTGGGATAAGTTTAAAACTACACTTCGAACTCCCTGACTTCAAGGATATATTTAAATCAGGGACTGTGAAAGTATATGAAGATTCATTTCCCGGCATTGCTCGTGACTGTTCTTCTTATGGTCATGGCACACAGCGTTCGATTCAGATGGCTCTAATAAGACATTTAGCTGATATAACCAACGGTGATGATATTAAAACAACTACTCTACTGTTAATAGATGAACCTGAGTTATATCTTCACCCATTTGCTATCGAACAAATTAGAGAATCTCTAAAAACACTATCTCATCATGGATATCAAATAATTTTCTCTACCCATTCATCTCAAATGATTACCTCTGACTTAGCAAAAGACACTGTGTTAATCAGAAAAAACAGTCAGCGTGGCACTCATTGCAGATTAACATTAAAAGAAGCAGTCAATAAAGTAATCGAACAACGACCAGCACAAGCAACCCATTTATTTTCATTAACACAGTCTTCAAAAGTTTTGTTTGCTAACAATGTAATACTAACAGAAGGTAAAACAGAGACTACTCTGCTCCCATTTATTTTTAACAAAGTTAAAAATAAAACATTAGGTCAGATGCAAATAGCACTAATTGAAACAGGGTCCGTTGAAAGTATATCTAAAACGATGCAAATTCTAAATTCAATGGATATACCTACAAAAGCAATTGTTGATTTAGATTTTGCGTTCCGCGGTGCAATAAGGAACAACTTCTTAGAACATAATGACGAGGATATTTTACGACTAAAAGAAATCTTGAGAAGTATGCATGCTAATGGAGAATGCACTCTCGATGGATCCGGTTTGCCTACAAAGGGTAATAACACTACCGCAGCTGAAGCATTTGCTATTATGTCTCAAAAGCCCGGCGCCAGAGAATTTTTGTCATCATTAGCCGCAAAACTGAGAAATGCAAATATTTGGATTTGGCTAAATGGTTCGATAGAAAACCATTTGGGTCTTACAGAAAAAAATGAATCAGTATGGGCTGATTTCAAAACAAAAGCAGATACACAACCTCTTTCAGATATCTGTGCAGATTTCGAAAGTATTGAGGCTTTAGTCGACTGGATTACCCCTGACGTATGATTTAATATTTACATACATTGACCACTGGTCAAACATACAGTTAAATTTAGCCCTCTGACATGAGGGCTTTTTAATGGCAGTACGAAAACTCACCACAGGAAAATGGCTTTGCGAATGTTACCCCGCCGGACGTAGTGGGCGTCGGGTGCGTAAACAATTCGCCACCAAAGGCGAAGCTCTGGCTTTTGAGCGCCACACGATGGAAGAAACCGAAGCAAAGCCCTGGCTGGGTGAATCAGTGGATCGTCGAACACTGAAAGACGTGGTTGAGCTATGGTTCAAACTACATGGTAAATCTCTGACAGCTGGGCAGCATGTCTATGACAAATTGCTGTTGATGGTTGACGCTCTGGGCAATCCTCTTGCAACCGATCTCACCTCTAAAATGTTTGCCCACTATCGAGATAAACGCCTGACAGGCGAGATCTACTTCAGCGAGAAATGGAAGAAAGGAGCAAGCCCGGTCACCATTAACCTGGAGCAAAGCTATCTAAGTAGTGTTTTTAGCGAACTATCCCGTCTGGGCGAATGGTCGTATCCGAACCCACTGGAGAACATGCGAAAATTCACCATCGCAGAAAAAGAGATGGCATGGCTTACCCATGAGCAGATTGTTGAATTGCTGGCTGATTGCAAACGTCAGGACCCAATTCTGGCACTGGTAGTTAAGATATGCTTAAGCACAGGCGCACGCTGGCGTGAAGCCGTAAATCTTACCCGCTCACAGGTGACCAAATACCGAATTACCTTTGTCAGAACGAAGGGGAAGAAAAACAGAAGCATCCCTATCAGTAAAGAGCTTTACGAAGAGATCATGGCGCTTGATGGGTTCAATTTCTTTACAGACTGCTATTTTCAATTTTTATCCGTGATGGAAAAAACGTCTATCGTGCTCCCTCGCGGTCAACTCACACACGTTCTGCGCCATACATTTGCGGCGCACTTCATGATGTCGGGTGGAAACATTCTCGCCTTACAAAAAATTCTCGGACACCACGATATAAAAATGACTATGCGTTACGCACATCTGGCACCAGATCATCTGGAAACGGCGCTCCGTTTCAATCCTCTGGCAACGCTGCCAAGTGGCGACAAAGTGGCGGCAGCGGTTGGCATTACCCCGTAA